CCTACTCCAACGGGTTATTATTTATCAATATCAGATAGTACAACACAAGAAAACCCAACTGCTAATACTCCAAGAGCAGTAAAATTTAACACAATTGATTTAGCTAATGGCTTTTCATTACAAAATCAAAATGCGGTTTTTACGGGTACAATAAACAATGGTGGTGCAGGTTCGGGTACAACTTTAAATGTTACAAATGTTGCTTCGGGGACTATTAAAGTAGGAATGGTTCTTACGGGTGGAAGCATTACAAGTGGAACTTTTATTTCAGCTTTTTTAAGTGGAACGGGAGGTGTAGGGACATATATTGTTTCAATTTCTCAAAATAGAACTTCGGCAACTTACACGGGTACTATGACTTCTCAAATTGTTGTAGCTAATACGGGGATTTACAATTTACAATTTTCATCACAATTTGATAAATCGGATTCGGGTGTAGATTACGTTGACCTTTGGTTAAGAAAAAATGGAAGTGATGTAACTTCAAGCGCAGGTGCTATTTCTTTACAAGGAAATTCTCCTGCTTATATGATGGCTTCTTGGAATTATGTTATTCAATTGGTAGCAGGAGATATTATAGAATTATATTGGGCAAGTGCAGATATTAATTTGCAAATTTTTTCAAACACAAATCAAATCTCACCATATCCAAGACCTGCAATACAATCAACTATTTTAACTATTACCCAACAAGCAGGGATAATGGCAGGCACTGGTATTACGGCTATTAATAGTCTTACAGGTGCAGCTCAAACATTGGTGACTGGTAGTTCAGGTACTGACTTTGCAATTTCATCCGCAGGTACCACCCATACTTTTAACGTACCAACAGCTTCAGCTACAAATAGAGGTCTATTGAGTTCGGCTGATTGGTCAAATTTCAATTCTAAAATTGGTGTATCAAAATCAGTTCTATTTGGTAACTTTGGCAGTGGAACAGTTGGTGCGGCGACAACTCTTTATGCAGGGTTTGTAAAAGGTACTGCCTTATATAGCGCGTCCCAAGCATTTCAAGCAAGGACAGTAATGCCTATTGCGTGCGTTGGTAAGAATTTAACCGTGAACATTGGAGCGCAACCAGCTTCAGGTAGTGCGGTTTTAACCATTCGTGTGGATGGAGTAGATAGCGCGTACACATTGACTATTGCCGCAGGTAGCGCAACGGGTAGTTATCAAAATACTGGAAGCTCACTGAGTCTAAGCGCAGGTGGTACAATAGACATCAAAGTTCAAAATAACGCATCCGCATCAACTGGAGCAATCGTAGCATTGTCAATGATTTTAGAAATATGAGATATACAATAACTGAATTCGATAACGTGACAATGATTTACGTCATTGAGCAAAATATTTTCTTTGGGTTCGATTCATCCGAAGACTACGCACCATTCCGCAACGCGCTAATTGAGAAAGGTATTGATGCATTTGTTGACTTATTGATAGCAGATAGTAACACAGCATTTTTAACGTTCACTGACCAACTTACCTAACTTTTTTGTATATTATAGTATGGAGAAGAGATTTTACATAGCTATGATAAAGCTTTTAAACAGAATTAAAAACGCACTATAATGAGTTTAGATAGATTTCAAACAGCTACTATTGATCTACTCAATGAGATTGCTACTAAACTAGAGAATGGATACACATCTATAGCAGGTACCTTTTATCAGGTTGCTGCTGACGATTCTGTAGTGATTGATGTGTTATCTAATACATCACCATATACATTATCACTAGTTGGTGAAGCAGCAGGCATAATAACATTTATTACAGCTGGTGACTCAGATATACGTAGAACTCTTATTTTTTTAGGTCCTCCTTCACATGATAGTTGTATTTTTACAATTGAGAATGATGATATTACTCCTGCTGTAATAGTTGTGCGTTCAAAAAATCTTGCAAGTAATACACTAGATCCTAGAGGTTTTGGATCTAATGGTGATAATCCTATTAGTTTTGAATTAAGATTTTATCCAGAGGTCTAATGGAAGCAGAAAGTTTAATGTTTACAGCTAAGGACGTTATAGGTATTATAATGCTAGCTGTCTCTGTATTAGCTGCATACTTTGCATTAAAGAAAGATATTGAAAAAGCTACTGGTAAAATCAAAGATATTGATAACCAGTTATTACATAAAGAAACTATAATTTATAAGCGTATGTCAGAAATCAAAGATGAACAGAAGTCCGATCATGAAAAACTTTCTGTTAAGATAGACACCTTGAATCAGCATATGAATACAATCAGCACAAGTCTTGCTGAACTTACAGGCTACATTAAAGCTAAGAAAGAAGACTAAGTTTAAAATTTGGAAATTTAAACTTTTATTATATCTTTGCTTTAAACTTTTAAAACCAATAGTTTATGGCAGAAGAAAAAGAAATGTCTCGTGAGGAATATATTGCTCACAGAGATGAGTTAAAAAATCATTACTCGTCTGAGATTGATTTTTTAAAAATTCAAAAAGAGTACGAAACACTTTTGACAGAGATTGACGAGATACGCGCAAGACGTATTGTTAATCAGGTAAGAGTAAGTGAGTTGCTAGCAGGACCTTCTAGTGAAGATGAGATGCCTGTAGAAGCTCCAACAAAAGCTAGAAAACTTAAAACAGAGAAGTAATGGCTGTTGTAAATCAAGTACGTAAGACTGTTAGGATGGATCTTTGGAACATTGTAAAATTTCAATTATCCACACATTGTCATCTTAACAATATTAATGTATCTGATTTAGATTTAAACTGCTTGACTTTTCTAGCTATGAGTGGAGAACAAACTTTAACAGATTTTTGTGAAGCTGCTACTAAGAATAAGATTTTTAGTAGCAGCCAATCTGTTAGAAGTGCTGTAACTAAAGCTGAAAGGAAAACACTTATTATAAAAGACGGTCATTATAATAAGACCATAAAGTTAAATCCTGATCTGAAGATACAAACTACAGGTAACATATTGTTAGATTATAAATTTGTAAGAGTTGAAAGCTAAACACTTAAAAGACTTAATTAAGGAGTTTTGTGAAGAAAACTCTTACACAGAAGACACTGAGGATCTTATTCATTTTTACTGGACTTATGTAAGAAAGAGTTTAGTAGCTAAAACCGACTACAATTTATATGTTACTGGCTTAGGTCAGTTTACAATGAATAGAAAAAAGCTAGCTAGAGAACTTGCTAAAAATGAAGAATACTTACGAACCTTAGATAAGAAAGATTATAAAGGATTTGAAAAGTATAATGATATTGAAGCAAGAGTTCTTAAGCTACGCAGTCTTCAGTTAAAAATTTATGATGACATAGAAAAAAGAAACACTTTTAGAAAGAGTCAGAATGAAACAAAAAATTAAAACAATCTGGGAAAATAAGTGGTTGATTCTTGAAGGAGTAATAGGTTATTACTTTACTAAAAAGAAACACAAGAAGATTGCAGACTATAGAATGAAAATCTGCGCGCGTTGTCCACTATATGATACCGTAGGAACTAATTGTTTAGTACCTGGTACACAACCGTGTTGTGGTAGTTGCGGATGTTCTCTTGATTATAAACTATATAGTATGTCCTCATCTTGTCCAGAAGATCATTGGGAAGCTATAATGTCTGAAGAAGACGAAGATAAACTAAATGCATACATAGATGGCACTGATATTTAAACCAGAAACACATAGTTATGTTAGTATAGATCCTAGTGAAGAAATCACATGGACTAGTGTAACTAGTGTTATATCCAAGTTTAAAAAACCTTTTGATTCTGAGACCATCGCTATTAAATCTTCTAAGAATAAGAAGAGTAAGTGGTATGGTATGTCACCAGAAGATATTAAAGAAGCTTGGAAAAACGAATCACAGAAAGCAATGAATCTTGGTACATGGTATCATAATCAAAGAGAAATAGCATTGTTAGCATGTGATACAATTAGTAGAGAAGATATTGTTATTCCTATTATAAAACCTATAGAAGAAGATGGATTTAAAAAAGCTCCTGAACAAAAGCTTAGAGATGGTATTTATCCTGAGCATTTGGTTTATCTTAAGTCTGCTAGTATATGTGGTCAGGCTGATCGCGTTGAAGTAATCAATGGTATAGTAAATGTTTATGACTATAAAACTAACAAAGAGATCAAAAAGGAATCTTATGTTAATTGGGAAGGTATCTCTGATAAAATGGTGGATCCTCTCAGTCATCTTGATGATTGCAATCTTAATCACTACAACATTCAATTGAGTCTGTATATGTATATGATTCTAAAACATAATCCTAGATTGAAACCAGGAAAACTTGTGATCGAACATATACAGTTTAAAGAAGCAGGTAAAGATGCGTATGGTAATAGAGTTGTTTATTATGATGAGTTTGGAGAACCTATTGTAGATAATATAGTATCGTATGAATTACCCTATTTAAAATCAGAAGTTATTAGTATAATTAATTATTTAAGAGACAATGGCAACATATAACGAAAACATAGAACTTTTTAAGTGCTATATAAGAGTATCACATCTTACAAAAAACGATGCTGATAATGATACATATCACAGAGCTTACGCTTTTGCGGTACAGTCTATAGCAGGAAAGATACTTACTTTCCATGTAATGACCGACTATGGTATGCTCAGATCAAGAGTTCCTATATCTGAAATATTCATGGAGATACCTAAGAATGATATTCCGTTTCATTTTAAACAGCTTTGGGATTGCTTCTCTGAGAATGTTACAGTAACTACTTATGATTACTTATATGAAAAGAGATGTCAAGTAGTTCTAAAAGATGGTTCTAAGATATGGGCAACGTACTTAATGACTGTTGACTGGTATAGAAATCCTTATTCAGATGAACCATCTGATTACAAGTGTGGTCACATCTTAATCGCAGATGATGGTTATTTGTTGTGTCAACCAAACAATAGAATATATTGGAAGGATTCTAATTGGGTAACAAAAGACTTTCCTGTAGAACCATCTTCATTCAAAGTAGATGTACATATAGAATCAGTTGAAGCTCAATCTGATAGATGGGTTTCTGAAGATTCTAGTAATTACTATTACGAAATAAAAGAAATAACTAATGACAATTAAACTATTTGATATAGAAAATGGTGTAGTGATTCCAACAGAACATTGCTACACACTGGATACACTAAAGAACTTAATGGATTCCTATCCTGATAGTTACTTAAAAGTGTATCAGTATTTATTCTACATGACATGTCCTAATCCGGATCTTAATCCATTCTTTTATATGATGGAAGAAGATAAGGAAGAAATTATACTAGTAGAAATACAAGCAGAGTTTTCACCAGAAGATAATGGTATTCCTGCAGCTCTACACTTTTGCAGAAAGTTATATGAAACACCTACGTCACGAGCTTATAATGGTATTAAAAAGATGCTAGATAAACTTGCTGACTATATGGATAAAACACCTATTACACACGGGCGTGATGGAAACATTACAGCACTAGTATCTGCTGCATCAAAGTTTCAGCAGATTCGAGAGAGTTATAAAGGTGCTTATAAAGATTTACAAGATGAACAAACAAGCCACGTTAGAGGTGGACAAGGACTTGCATATGATCAAATGTAATTTATCAGACTTCTTTTTGTACTATAATGAGTTCAGAAAAGAATGGTTAGCAATACCTAGAGATAAGGTAGCTGAATATATGAATGATGCTTCTTTACCAAGTTCTCATAAAGATGTATTATCTTTGATTAAAAGGATAGAAGATGGCAAAGCAAAACATTGAGAAGACTCCACCTAAAGGAGAAATTAATTTTTCGTTGACTCTTTCTGAAGAGCAAAAACGTGCTAAAGAATTAATCTTACAAAGACCGTTTAACTTTCTAATAGGTCAAGCAGGATCAGGTAAAACTTTGTTAGCTGTACAGATAGCATTAGATATGCTGTTTAAGCGTAAGGTTAATAAGATTGTTATTACAAGACCTACTGTGTCCACTGAAGACAATGGTTTTTTACCAGGATCTGAGAAAGAAAAAATGGAACCTTGGTTAGTTCCTATTAAGTCTAACATCCGTAAGGTCTACAATAAACCGGAGATTCTTACTAAGTTAGAAGAGAATGAAGCACTAGAGTTAGTATCACTTACACACTTTAGAGGTAGAACCTTTGAAGATTGCGTATGCATTATAGATGAGTTTCAGAACTTAACTAAAGCACAATTGCAAATGTGTATTGGACGTCTAGGTAAAAATGCTACTATGATTTTCACAGGAGACTCTCAACAGATAGATTTAAAATTTAAAAATGATTCAGCTATTCATGATATAGCGAAGTTAGATAAGTCACAATGGGTAAATAAAATTGTGTTACTTGATAATCATAGACACGAATCATTGAATGAGATCCTAAGATTATTGAATGAATACTAGTTTTATAAACATACCTACTTGGGAAAACGATTCCTGGACTACTACATCTTTTGATACAAGAGAAGAGTATACTGATTTTGTATTATCTGTATTTAAGGAACCGGGTCAGTATAACTTTGATGAAACTAGCTTTCTATTTAATGAACAAGCTAGATTATTCAATAAGAACGGTATATATTGTATGTCCCCTCAAGGTAGTAAAGATTATAGAATATATTGGGATCACGAGAAGAATAAGTGCCGATATGGTGTAATCTATAAAAACGCTAGTAATACTTGGTACTTACCAAGAGATTATTACATGTGGTTAAACTTCTTACCTATCTTCAATAAAGAGATTCAAAGGTTTGGTTTCGCGGACGTGCGCGATGCACAGTATCACATGGCTCTCTATGAAGTATTAGCAGAGTTACATTATAAACATAGTTCCATACTTAAGAAACGTCAGATAGCTTCATCATATTACCATATGGGTAAGATGATTAATCAGATTTGGTTTGAAGAAGGTATTACTCTAAAAGTTGGTGCTAGTCTTAAAGACTACATCAATGATAAAGGTTCTTGGAAATTCTTAAATGAGTATGAAGCATTCTTGAATAAACATACTGCTTGGTACCGTCCTATGAATCCTGGTAAGGTATTACTATGGCAACAGAAGATTGAGATTGTACAAGGTACACAGAAACGTAAAACAGAAGTTGGTCTTAAAGGTGTACTGCAAGGTATGTCGTTTGAGAAAGATCCTACAAACGGTGTCGGTGGACCATGCAAGTACTTCTTCCATGAGGAAGCTGGTATTGCTCCTAAGATGGATACAACATTTGAGTACATCCGTCCAGCAATGCGATCTGGTTTTGTGACTACAGGTATGTTTATTGCCGCAGGTTCTGTTGGTGACTTGGATCAGTGTGAACCTCTTAAGGAGATGACACTCAGACCAGAACCTAATGATATCTATGCTGTAGATACTAACTTAATAGACTCTAAAGGTACTCTAGGTAAGTCTGGTTTATTTATTCCTGAACAATGGTCAATGCCACCGTTTATTGATGACTTTGGTAATTCTAAAGTAGAGGAAGCGCTCAAAGCATTAGATGAGCAGTTTGAAAAGTGGAAGAAAGATCTTAGTCCAGAACAATATCAGTTACGTATTTCTCAGCATCCTAGAAATATTGAGGAAGCATTTGCTTATAGAAAGGTGTCTGTTTTTCCATTAAATTTAGTGGGTGCACAGATGAGAAGGATTGAAGATAAAACTTACCCTACAGAATTTCTAGATATATTTAGAGATGAGAAAGGAGATGTTGATGTTAAACCTACATCTAAGTTGCCAATCAGTACATTTCCTGTAGATAAGAAACAAGAAGACAAGACTGGTGTATTTGTATGCTATGAGAGACCAGTTAAGAATCCAGAGTTTGGAATGTACTATGCTTCTGTTGACCCCGTTGGTGAAGGTAAAACTACTACATCAGAATCTCTATGCTCTATCTATGTATATAAAACAGCTGTAGAAGTAACGAGAAACGATGGTGAAAAGGTTGAGACTTTTGTAGAAAGAGATAAAATTGTAGCTGCTTGGTGTGGTCGATTTGATGATATTAATAAAACACATGAAAGACTTGAGTTGATAATAGAGTGGTATAACGCATGGACTATTGTAGAAAATAATATTTCTCAGTTCATAAATCATATGCTCTATAGAAAGAAACAAAAGTATTTAGTACCTAGATCTCAAATATTATTTCTAAAAGATATTGGTGCTAATGCTAATGTATTTCAGGAATACGGTTGGAGAAATACTGGTACTTTATTTAAGAGTCATATGCTTAGTTATGCAATTGACTTCTTAAAAGAAGAATTAGATCAGGAAGTTAAACCTGATGGTGAGATTGTAAAGACTGTATACGGAGTAGAACGTATACCGGATCCTATGTTGCTTACTGAAATGGCAGCATATCAAGAAGGATTAAACGTCGATAGACTTGTAGCATTTGCATCACTTATTGCTTTTGCAAAAGTTCAACAAGCAAATAGGGGGTATAAAAAGCGATACGAGGAGACAGATAAGGTGAAAAAGTTGGATAACACCAATAAATTCAGTAAATTAAATATGAGCCCGTTTAGACACATTGGATCAAAAGGCTCAGCATTTGATAACATGAGACTACCTAAACAACCATTTAGAAACTTAAGATAATATGCAATTATATAACGCAATTCAGTTAAAGAACGGTGCGAAAGCTGACACTAACCGAATGGGTACACTTAATCAACCCATTCAGTTTATTCCCAGATCTAAGAAAGATACAGACTGGACAGCATGGAATCTTGACTGGTTAGAGTGGGAAGGACTCAAACAGATTCGTCGTAATGCAAGACGAATGATGAAGAA